AATGCTTTAGTTCCTCTAGGATCGTAGTTGACTTCTGTATTTTCAGATGCTACAGTCATCTTCTGTCCTATAATATATTCTTCTTTATTAGAAGCAACCTGTGTTATAGAACCTGCTTGCATTGTAATAGGACCACCACCTTCTGGACCTGCTTGCAATATAATACCATTGTGTCCAATAAGAGTTAATAGATCTGATGCTTCGATAATAACATTGAGAGCATCAATTCTCTTATCACCTTCAATCTCTTCTTTGTCGTCACCATATAATACTGTTGATCTTGCTAGTCCTTTTGTTTTATCTTCTTTGTCTGTCTCAACAGCATTAGTTTTATTTGCTAACGCTTCCTGAATAATAGGACCACCATGCTTCTCTAACTTACCACCAGTGGTGTTTATCATAAACCTACCACCACAGGGGTTGTCTTTACCACCTGGACCAGATACAAATACAAAATCACCAGACTGTGTGATAGTAAACCCGTGACCTGTTAGTTTGTTACGGGCATCTAAATCACCACCATCAGTTCTCAGAACATATTCTTTGTTCTGAAATATAACTGTGACTTGTCGAACAATCTGAACATCTTCCTTCTCGTCAGCCCTAGATGCTTCGATCTGTTTTTTTCTCAGTTGTTCGTTTCTGTTTATTTCTGATAAAGCCATTAGGGACAATCAATATAAGAACCAGTACCAATCTTAGCAGATCCAACCTTAACAAGAGCCTCAAGTTCAAGACAACTGAAGGATGGGATCCACCTTGCTCCATACCCACCACCACCTATAATTTGGACTCGTGGATAATCAGTGAATGTTTTCTCTCTATCTTTAATTCTAACACTAACCACAAATCCATTTTCTACAATAGCTTCTGCTACATATGGATCACCATCGACATATACTTTAGGAGCAGATTTATAACCTATACCAGGAGATAACATAGTAAAACTATCAATGATACAGCGTTTCTCTTCTGTTTGTGGTGTGTTAAGTTTATATCCAAATCCAGGATTTGTTACTCTAATTTCAGAAACCTGACTGTTACTATCAAGTAGAGCAATTCCAACAGCACCATAACCCTGACCTGTAATAAGAACAGCAGGTGGTTCTGTATAGGAAGTACCTGGTGTTTCGATAGGAACCTCTATGATACCTCCTCTCGGATCTGTAATGGGTTTACCTGCAACTGGTCTCTTAGAAGGTGTATAAACATTATCCTTATTAATGAGTTCTGATTCATCTAACTCTTTCAATAAATCTTCTCTACCAAAATCTGTTAACTGAGATTCAATAAACACAGAGCAACTAGCATTAGTACCATTAATACCAAGTATCAATGTTTCTCTATCCTCTAGGTCAGCGTCATCCTCAATGCCAACAACAATTAATGCTTTGTTGTCCTCAATGACAAATTGACCTAATAGGTTACCACCAACAATATCAGTATTTGTAATACCTTGACCAAATAATTGATACTGGAATAAAGTACCACTTTTGACATTAGTTGTCTCTACATTATATGTTATAAACTCACCCTCCTTAACAGATGCCCTGTCTGGTGTAACTTTATAAGTTGGTCTGTCTGGTGTTGGCACTACAGTATCACTGTCATTATCATTTGCTAGTGAATCAAATACCTCTCCAAAATCAAAATTATTAGGATCATTTGGATTTACAAATGGTGGAGTTACTTGATCTGTTTCTATATCTTCACCATCTGGACTAGATCCTAAAGGAGATTTATTAATCACAACTCTAGCAATACTATCAGTAAAGGTTCTTGCTACTGTACCAGGAGTTCCTGGTCTTGCTACAACAAAGAAATCTTCTTGATTTTCTATTTCATCTGAATATACTGTTTGTACTTCAATAGTTTTCTCTGTTTCTCCTGGTGAAAATCCTAACGTACCATTTGTCTCTAGAAAATCATCAACAAAATCTGCTGTACCTGCTATAGTTCTATAGAATATACTAGAAGCAATATCAGTCTTACCTTTTCTAGTAACTCTAATAATAGCTTTCTCTCCTTCTACTACTTCAGTATCAAATATTTTATATATTATTCTATCTTCAAGTCCATCAGTAGATGGTTTACCACCCACGAATGTAATTTCAGTATTCTCTAATGTAACACCTTCATATGCTTCTTCACATGTATAGGTAGCCCAATCCTCACCAGCACCGTCCCATGGATCTTGTAGTCCATCTAATAATCTATCTAAGAAATCATCTCTCTTATCAGTTTTACATTTAGTAGATACAGATGTAACTTTATTACAACTATTGTCAGGTCCATTACATTGAATACCTAAGAGTTTCAATACATAATTGATTGCTTCTCCGATCATATTCAACGGACCTGCTATAGCACCAAGTAGAGATTGTAGAGGACCAAGAATGCTTGCTAGTAAATCTTCCATCAAAGACTGAATCTTATTAAGGATACCACTAACCATCTTGTCTACTTGACATGCAGCAGATTTGTAGATGTCAAACAAGTAACCAAAGATAAGATCCTCCAAGAACTTCTCTAAACGCAATCCTAGATCTGCCATAGAGCATCCAAGATCTGCTAACATATTATTAAACCACTTTGTCACTGGAGTCAATCTATTACCAGTTTCACTTGGTGATAGAATTGCTTTAATAATATCATCAACAGCTCGTTTGATCTTTTCTAATACAAATCCTTTGACTTTAGCAATAAATTTTCTAACAACATAGATCGCTTTATTAACATATTTTCTACCAATATCAACATAGTCATAGATCTGACCTGTCCATTGGTTGACAACATATGTTCCTAACTGACCATTACTTTGTTGTGCATCACGTAACATCTCACTCAATAGACGATTGAATGTAGAATTCATATCGGATTCTTTACCGCATGAATCAGCAACTTCAACTGTAAAATTAATACCTGCTCTATTAGATTCAGATGCATCTGCAAACTTTGCTATAGTCAAGTTATTGATACCATTAGTAATTCCTTCAGAAGGAGTACCATCTAAAGGAACACCTCCAGTAGCAGGATCAAACTCAACTGGTTTACTTGGATCTTGATCTATTTGTTTGACATCTTCAGAAATGAAAGTTGTAAAGTTCTTACAACCTTCTCCAGGATTAGGATCTTCTCCTGGTGGTGTTCCAGAATTAGCGACCTGTCCAATAGATCCCATGATAACAGGTTGCTGTTGTTCTTTGTCTAAAAAGAACCCTATAACCCAATCACCTGGCTCCAACTGTGGCGTTGCTGAACGCACAGCACCAGATGAATATGGACTAGTAACAGGCATCATAGTGATTGCCCATGGCAAGTCCTTACTCTCCACAGCATTGCAGGATCTAGGATGGTGTCCTATAATCCTGACTTTGTATCTTCCAGAACGTTTAGGATCTTTATTCTCCTCGCCATCCTTAGAATGCATAGGCGACTCAATCTGTCCGATCCACCAGGCAAACCCGTCGGATCCAATTTGGTGGATTGGAAATAATTGATTAAGTCCTTCCATATCTAATCGTCATAAATCAAGCACTCAGGCTCGTCTGGGTGGTTCTCACAGAAGAGTTCTATAGCATTAGGATCATGGTGATCTCCTGCTTCGATCTCTGCCTTGTGGTGGTCTACGTACTCTTCTAGATCATGAAGCTCCTCTTTGAAATGCCTACGTGCAGCAGGATTTAGTTGAGGATCGTCAAGGATTTCCTTGTCGTGTTGGATGTGTTCTTCTATAGTTTTCATAGCTTTAAGTTATGCGTCTGTTTTTGTGTCTTCGTAACCCCAAGAGTCACGAATCAATTCCAATACAGTATAGACACTCATGGAAAGTCTGTCAAATTGATGATTGAGTTTCCTGATCAAGTAGATACCACTGTGTTCTGGATCAACCGATCCTAGGTCTTCCTTGCTTTCTGAAGGAACTTGGTTGGGTATCTGTACTTCAATCTTCTGACCCACTCTCAAATCTAGGTTCCCTGTCACAGATATAGCTAATTGCTGATTGAACAATGTACCTGCACGTGAGATAGATTGTACCAAATACTGCTTTTGAGAATCAAAAAATTCAGATGGTTCGTCACTTTCATCAGAAGCATCGTTTGATGCTACTTCAGTACCATTGTACCAATTTTCATGATTAATAACAGAAGATAAGCGTCTAGTCGGATACTGAGATAGTTGTTTTTGCCCCTTTGGTAAACTTGTTTGTGGACCTAAGTGAGCCATTTGATCCCAGCTTTCACTTAATTTATATGTGTACTCCGTATAAACACCAGTATTTATGTCAAAAAACGCACACTCTGTAGAATATGCACCCTCTCTGAGTTTTTTCATCATGTCAATCTCAGATCTAAAGATAATCTCTTGAATCTTTCTATGATCCTTAGACTCTGTTGCATCCACATTTGCTGGTTCAAAAGAATATACAGCAACTTTATCAGAACCACCAAATTTATCTGGATCTGGTGATACAACAGAATCTACACTCTTAAAATTAAATCCATCACGATCTTCCCAGAAAAAATATCCAGCAGTACCTTTAAGTTGTTGAGAATCCTTGACGTTATCTGATTTTGTATTGATATTAGTATCACCACTATTAGTAATAATACTAGATGATGTTCCACCTTCAGCTGCTGTAAATGTTTCTTTAGATATTGCTTTATGTTGTAAATCTCTAATTACTGCAAACGGTGATTTACCAGAAGGAATTATCTTAAATGTATTAAGAGACTCTTCAATTTTTATTTTAGCAGAAGGTACATTAAGATAATCTATAAGAAGACTATTAACAATACCACTAGCAGTATTTGTGAGAACTTTATTTACTTTAACACCTTCATTAGTTAATCCCTGATCACCAATCAATCCTAAAGTATATGCTTGACCCTTCTCAGTACTAACTCTGTTACCAATCTTCCATACACGAAAATCAAATTGATGGTCATCACCTTTATTATCTGAAACAGCAATAACAACCTTCTCGAAACCTGTGATAGGCATATCAGCAGGTAGATTGAGTGCTTTATCAAGAACTACCAAAGTACCAGATATCGATGGTGAAAATAAATCCTCAACATACTGGAAACTAGAAAACGCATCAGTAAGATATGCATACGGATCACCCATCTCTTGTCCCACTTTCCAAATAGCGACAAATTTTATATTATATTGTTCTGCTCTAACTATATCTGACATTATTTGTATGCCGAGTATACAAATTGATATTCATCAACCTGAGTTTCTGCTGCATTATCTATATGAGATATTGGTTCGTCATGGCGTGGAGTGTTAGTAGTAATAACGTTCTCACTGTTGAGAGTTATACTATCTGGATCTATCCTATTCTTAATTAGTTTATTCAGAGACTGTTCCTTCGAAGTCATATCAACAATCTCTGCTTTGTTACTAGCTAATGGTTCTGCCCATGATGGTCTCTCACCAGTATATCCAGGATGGTTGTAGTATGCATGTGGACCATGCATATCTTGATACTGACCAACAGCATCTGGGAATATAAAATCGGTAAGGAAACTTGCAATACTAAGTCCTTTTGATCCAAGTTTAAGACCACCCTTAAGCAATGGTGACAACTTACCCATCAAACCAGCACCCCTACTTGTTGCTGGTGATGTCATCATTCCTCTAACCATATTAGCAGTTGGACTATTAGGATATTTTCCACCTAACAATCTCTGAGCTAAATTCAATCCCTTAGTTGCTCGATTAGGTTTGACAGCAACCTCTGGTGATAAACCTAAACGTTTCAACCAACCAGGCAATCTAAGACCAGAACCTTTAGGTTGTAGTACATTTAATACCTGACCTCTACTATTCATCATATTATTGAGACCAGTTCCTGGAAGACCTTTAACACTAAAAGGATTCAATCCAGTAGCACCAGGTCTAGCATACTTAGCAGCATCAAAGAAATCTGGTGTTAGGAATGATTTACCCTTACCAGCCCAACTCATAGCATTGCTAGGTTTGAATCCACCTGAGAATATACTACCTGCTCTAGCATTACTGGTTCCATGATATAAGTTCTGTAGATTAGAAGCACCACTTAGACCTGGACCACCTATACCACCCTCTCCTTGTGGTGTTGGTTTTTCGTTACCTCTGAATAATCCAAATATATCCCACCACGCACGTCTATTCTCACTCTGCTCTCGCCTGAATATATCCTGATTCCTTTGTTCTGACTGGTATGCTTTAGTCTCTAATAAATTATTGACCTTACCACTAATTGTATCTTTAACACTAAATGCTTGAGCAACAGGATCAACAACAGATCCTACAGTATGTTTCATACCACTGAATCCTGGTGTTGCTCTAACAGCATTACCAGTAGCAGCCATGATTCCTAATGAAGCAACCTCAAATGGTAACTTCATTGCTTTCATCAAATTCTCTTCACTATACTTGTCTCTCTTAACATCATTCACTGGAGACTTCATAACATTACCAGAAGTCTCAGATGGTCTCTGAGCAAAGAAATTCATTGCTGGTATTTGTGGAGTAGGAGCAGGTATATCTGTTCCAGTCTCATACTGTTTACGAGCTACACCATCAACAGCACTCGGTTGTCCTTGTGTATAATTATTATCTAATGGTGTGATCATCTCATCACCATGTAACCTGACTAGGTATCCACTATCAGGACCAGAAACTATACCACCCTGTTCAAAGTTAGGAACATCAACTCCACCAAAATCTAACTCATCATTGTCAACATCTAAAGCATTCTCAAGTTCATTCTCTTTCCTTATCTGATTAGGATCTTCATCAAGATCAGTAAATCTCTCAGTACCAGATTTATCATCCTCTTTCTTTAATTCTTTCTTTACTTCTTGGGTTTCTGATTGATCAGCCTGAAGTTTAGCAAGTGCAAGTTGCTGATTTAATATACCAGCAATAGCATCTAGTTTATCACCTATGCTATCATTGCTAACTTCAAGACCCTTAGCAATAGCAAGATTAGACTGATTTGCAGCAGTAATCTGACTCTCTAAAGTACCCTGTTTCTGATTAATAGAAGCAACAGTTCTATTAAGTGACTCTGCTATAGCAGCAAAGAATACACCAAGTTTTTCATCCTTGACCTCTACAGGTTTCTTCTTCTCTGAAACACTACTTTCATACCTCCTAGTACCAGATCCGACCATTGGAGTCTTTGATTGTACATTCTTACTAAGTCCACCAGGAGTAATATTAAGCATATTACCAAGAATAGTATCATTTGGTACTATTTCAGGATCTATACCACCACGAGGACCACCACTAGATCCTGTAGGTTGAGGATTTATAGGACTTGCAAACGGTGTACTCTGACCTCTATTAAAATAATCAGGATACTTAAATTTACTACCAAAATTCCTTCTCCTAACAAAACCAGGAGTCATCTGATACTTCAGTGCTTCATTAAAAAATTCTCCTTTACGAAGTCCTAAAATATCTCTGTCTACTTTAAGTTTATCAGCAGCAGCATAAGCACGTGCCTTCTCAGACTTAGCCATGCTGGCAGCATCAAACAACGCCCCAATTATCTGGGGTGCAATACTTCCGTCAGCTACAGCTTGATATCTAACAGTCATCCTATCCTACTAACTTTGCCAACTTAAACATCTCTAGAGAATTGTTATTAGCAATAACATTCTTCTTCCTTGTGATAGTCTGTTGGTTAACTATAGTGTTATTTAACACAATAACCTGTAAATTTGAATCATCCTCTATTTGACTAAACAATCTACTATTATCATGAAGTGCGTCATCACGCAGTGAATTAAATGCTGATAGAATGTCAGGTTGACTGATATTACTATTCACTTGCAAATCTTTAATATCCTTATGATGTGGTGATGCCTCATAATCAATAGGTTTATCTTGCAACAGATTTAAAATAGGATTACTTCTTCTTACTCCCACATCATTCATCCACTGAGATTCTACTCCAGGTTTGTTATCTGGATCTGCAAACTGAAGTTGTCTTGCTGCTTCTTCAAAATCACCTTTTCTCAATGCTTCTGCCATTGATGGAAATGAATCTAAGAAATATGGACCCATATTAAAGACCAGATCAATCAATGCTGCTCTCTGTTTTTCAGAAGCTTCATTCCAACCAGGAAGATTCATTGCTGCTTCTAAATGTTCTTTGAAATCCATCTCAAATAATTCATTAGCTTTCTCTTCAGTAATAAGATCACCTTCCTTCAAACCATATACAGGAGAACCTTCATCAACTAAGTGTCCATAACCAACTGTCAGATTTCCGTTGTTATCATAATATGCATCAAGTCTACGTCCTTCATGCTCTTTGATCATCTCTTTCTCAAAAGAATAATCTTTCTGTTCAATACCTCCTAATAGGTCATTCCTCTTTGGAGATAGACCTTCAGATTTAATAATCAAGTTAGTTAAGAAACTTGCATTAGAATATGCTGCAAAACTATCAGGTTCATAGAAATCAACACTAGTATGATATCCAGACATCCTACCAGCACCATTTCCTTGAATTTCTGGTTCACCTGAATCAGATTTAATAAAACCAACTGGTCCCAGATATTGTCCTCTTCTAACCTTTTTTCCTTCTTTGACTTTAATACCACCATTAGGAAAGTGTGCATACAAAGCATCAAATTCCTTACCATTGCTAGGATCAGTACTTCTAATAATTACAACATTACCATAGTTAGTAGATTGATGTCCTGTCTTAACAACTACACCATCAAACAATGAATAATTCTTAGTATAATCACCATAACTAAAATCAACACCAGGTTCTCCTGAACGGTCTAGACCTTGCCTACCTGTAAAAGTTATAGTAGTTGGACGAGGGTTATCACTTTTTCCAAATCCACCTACCCAATCTTTAAACATCTTTATAGGTTGGAATCCACCTTCACCATTTTCTTCTGGTTTTATCTCTTCATTCTTACGATTTTTTTGAAATTGTTCTTGAGCCCACTGCGACAAACTATCTGTTCTTTCTAAGTAAGTTTCAGTAGTTGCCCTTGCTTTAACTGGTGCAGTTTTAATACCAGTATTATATCTAACATTTCTAACTGAAAATGGTAAGGAAGAAACTGTATTAGAGATATCTCTATTAACTCTGAGATCATTTGCCATTGCCATACTAGTAGATACTAAAGTATCACCAATATTTTGAATATGGCTTGTGGTCATACCACTATTAGGATCTACTGCTTGAATCTGCTCTGTACCGTGCATCATACTAACTCCTCTCCTGGTCAATCCATATGGATTTCCTTGTTCAAACTGATCTAATCTACCACCGCTACTAGTATAACCACCATCATTAGTAGGTGGAGGTGGTAACCCAAGTGGGTTAAACCCAAGATCCCTACCAATATCAACTGCGGTGACACCCCATCCTAGTATAGGTATAGCAGAAAATAAAGATAACATACCACCAATCTTATCACCCTGAGAGAATCTATATCCTGCTTCACCTAATGCTATATACGTACCTACACCTGGTATGAATTTAGAACTCTTAGCAATTGCTTTAGCACTTGCTTTAGTAGCTACCTTTTTCGTTGCTTTCCTACCTACACTACTAGCAAGTTGCTTCTGTATAACTCTACCACCTTTACCTGATCCAAGAGAACGTCTTGAAATGGAAGGTGGTAAACCCATTTGAGGTGGGAGAGCACGAGCACTAGCACCTTGCATTGCTTGTATCTTTTCAGGAGTGAGCAACCCTTTATTGATCATCTGTTGGATTCCACTCTTCTGTCCAGCTCTTGCTGCTCTATCTGCTAGAATTTTAGCATCCCCCAAATCTCCTAACAATTCTTCAGGTACACCAGATTTGATGGTGGCTTCCAGACGGGATAAACCCTTTGGCGATAAAATTGACTTCTGGTGTTTTCTTACTGAAGTTCTTCCTAAACCAGTTATAAGATATTTTTTAGTTCTTTCTGCGAACAATTGTTGAGTCAAATAACGACCTGCCATGGCAGGTCCACCTCTCCTTAAAATCTTCCTAAAATTCTTACCGCCTAGAATTTCACCAGATACAGTAGCAAATCTACTTTTACCGAAACCTGTTGCTCCTAATCTAGACTTTGCTTGTGTTAATACTTTCTTTAAACCAAGTTTTTCTAAAACTGCATTAGCAACTTTTCTGCCAACAATATCGGATAGAGCTCCAAATATCCATTGACCTGTTTCAGTGCCAGTACCAGATCTAGTATATCTCCTAGTCCTTGAAAAATCTCTTGTTCTCTCTAATTCGTTCTCTGCTTGAGCTACCTGTGCTTTGTCCTTAAGAATATTTTGAAAATTAAACTGTTCTTGATATAAATTTAAAACCTTATCTAATTTACCTGCAATCAACTCATTATGATCGATCATCAAATCGATACTACGCTGATGAGATGTTCTTATGTCAGATAAAACATTCAGACTCTTAGATACTCTTTGATCTAATTGAGTTAACTTCGAATCTATACCAACACCAAAAACACGAGTAACATACTCTCTAAGTTTCTCATCCTTTACTGCTAAATGGTCATCCTTTGTCAGAAGAGCGTCAACAGCACGATCAACGTCTACATTAGACTTTTTTACTGTTTCTTCAACCTCATCCGTCTCTTTAGTTGTTCTAGGAAAATTTGCAGCAAATCTACTTGCTTTACTAGCTGCTCTATCAGTTTTTCTGGCATCAGAATTTGGATTGAGTGTTCCTATTGTTCTGGCAAAGAAATCTCCACCAAATTCACTTACTAATGCCTTACCAAATAAATTACCACTATTAGCAACTTCCAGACCAGCTTGTCTATCCCTCTCTTGTGACGCTGCCTCGTCTCTAGCCATACCAGCAGCAGACATCACCTTTCCTGCTATAAAGGATCCTGTATCACCACTAACTGTTGACTGGTATCTAGCCATTCTGTGCCTGTTGCTTTTGTTTGACTTCTTCTAGATATTGCATCAAGAACGCTATATAAACTTCACGTTCCCATGGCATCCAATTCTCTACTTCTGTCAAACTATATTTATGGTACTGCATCAGAGCAAAATTCATTCTATAGTACCCCTCCAAGTTATTGTGGAAGAGTGCTATGCGAAAAAACTCTGTAATCCCTCCAATGTGTACTCAGATTCAACTCCAGTATTGGGATTAGTCACTTTAAACGTATGACGCAATTTAGGTGAAGTTTGATAGAATTGTTGAATTGACTCAAATTGTTTAGTAGTCAATCCTTCAACAAATGTGCGGAATTCCTTCTTTGTAGTAGTTGTAGAGTCAAATACCTCTTCAGAGTCATATATCTGATCTATGCTTTCAGCGATTAATTCAAAAACTTCCTCAGTATCCAATTCTTTCTGTAAAAAGTCTAATTCGATGAATCTCTGCATACTTGGATATTTCATCACAATACCCATTTCATCAGTTAACTCAATTTTGTTAGTATGACCTTCTGGTTTGAAAACTACGATATCATCAATATTGATCTGTGTTTCTGCTTTTGTCTCATTATCATCAAGACAAGTTACAGTCAAAGTGATGGTTTCTCCAATAGAAGCACCTCTAATCTTCAAAAACAGATATTCCAAATCGAACAAAGGTAGCGAATCCACCTTAATTCTTGAAATAACGCAATTTTTGATTAAATCCTTAACAGCAGATGTAATCTGTTTTTCGTCTTCTGCCTCCAATGCTAGTAAAAGTACTTTTTCCTCTTTTACTAAAAATGGTCGATATTTAACAGTTTTGCCTGTAGAAGGTAATTCTAACTCAAAAGTGGGATAACCAAGTTTCGGTAATGCCATAAAAACTAATTCAATTCGTATATTTATATATAGCGACTTTTTCAGGGAAAAATGGGCAGGATAAATTTTTCGACTTTTATGGAATTGAAAATTCGAATTTGCTAGCCTAAACCAGCAGAAATTGATGAAGGAATATCATTCATACCTAGCGTCGTATCTAAATTTTTATTTTTCCTCACGTCAGCAAAAATTACCGAATGTCTTACGTAATGAAAGTTAACAGTGACTCTAGTAATTTGAGAGGATCCGTAAGATAAAGGAACAGCATCTATAGCATAAGGATAAGAACCTTCTAACATATATGTAAGTGAAGGTCTATCACCCCACCCAACATAATTTTTCGCAGTCTTAGTACCCAATTCAACCTTAGTGATCCTAGTTGTACAGGTATAACTTTCAGGATAAGCAAGTCTAGTCTTTCTTTCTCTTGTCCTAGTTCCTTGAGCCATTATATTTTCAACATCAGCATCCTCAATATAAGTACTGTTATCCAGAAAAATTTGATCATACCATTCCTGAAAAAACTTTAACTGAGTCAAATTTGCATCACAAAGGAATCCCAGAGACACATCAGTGTACAATCTAGTGTGCGGATATTGATACGGACCTTCACCTAGAAATCTTCCTGCCATCTGTGCAGTAGCAGCCTGTACGTTAGGCAACTGTGCTTCATCACAGAACAAAGTTAGGTCTTCAAGATCCCCACCTGATCTGTCAAATTTTACAAGATAGGTAGTCGTACGGGACATTCCCCCACGAGCTCCTATTTTACCCATTAAGTTCTCTATGCTTGACACGCTAAATAAAAATAGTGGAATCTATATTATATATGGCAAAGACAGGACTTTATAGGCCCAATAACCCTAAAA